GGAAAAGACCAGGTTTACAACCATGGTCCGAGGTTATACCACTGTTGCGTTAGCGAGTGCTTAACAAAGCACAAGCGTATTTGGCCCCTTAGAGGAAAATTATTACCTTCCTCTTGCTCTGACCTGTTACGAAGCCGGGTTAATAATAACCCGACCTCCTCGGATCGTCGCGTTTTCGCGACTTCCTGGAGCTGCGAAAAATGGTATCCTTCGACACCATTCCTAGCACGTACTGGATGGGAAACATCAAAATTTTCTATGATGAACCCATCTCCCTTACTTTCCGGACCGAAAATGCGTAAATTTTTCGGGACCGAATTGTAAAGAGTCAGCCAAGCTTTTTTCAGCGACGAATCGCAACCGTAGAAGTAATTTCTACGGTGCGCTAGCCGCCTAATTGAGTTCAGCTGCCTGTACAACTCTAAGATGTTCCGAGCGGTCTTCTTAAAATAGACCGGTTTAATATCAGAGCCGTCATAGAAGTGAGCGCCACATGACTCCCGAAAAGGTCCGGAGCCGTAATAGCTCTTACCTTTATTCACTCGGAAGCCCAAGAACTCACTAAAAGACGAAAAGGTTTCGAAGGCGTCACTAGGGATTATTACGTCATCCCCATAAACGCTGATCTCAGAAGTATCCAATTTCAGATACTCACAGGCTGCAAAAGCAGCAGCATAAAAGATCAGTGACTCAAGCTCAAAGGTGAAGCCGTTCCCCATACTGGAGAACTTCTCCCACTTAACTAGCTTGTCTTCGAAAAAGCCAAAATGTGATCGGCAAGAATCCATTAGAGTCAGCCAATGACGAGGTAAACAATCATTGACTAAATTACGAGCAATAGTATCGCTCGCAGAAGAAAAATCGACAGTTGCTAGCTTGCCAGTAGAACTGGCCTGCTTCGCAAGTTGCTGATTGACTTCCTGATGGTTCAGGTCGATCCCATGTATCAAAAGACGCTTCCGAATCATCGAACCAATAGCTTTCTGAAACCAGAGATTTAACCCTGGCTCTACGGCTATGACTCTATCGGTGAAGGCGTCCTTTGGAACAGTGATTACCTTATTTCCTACCTCAAAACATGGGAAACCTATCTCGTTAAGATGGGCACCCCAGAGAGGATACGCAGCAGTCATGCTGGAGGAAACGAGGCTATGTAAGTCTCGCGTTATTCCAGTTTCACACTGGAACTTATTGGTAGACGTGGCATCACAACCCTTAATCTGGTTAGTGACTCCAGGACCCCAATTGGCCTCTCCAAAAAACTCTTCAGGTGAATAACCGACTAAGACACTAGAAATTTTACGTACGAATGTGTTATACATCCACACGTTAGGCCCCCTAAATAAAGGGTCTAAATCTAGGCGTCGAAATCGGCGATTCGTTTGCTTACACAGATCCTCCATTTCGGAGAACTTCTGAAAAGCCACTTGCTTCAAGTCTAAGCCAGTTTCTAAGAAACTAGCCTTTGACACGAGTTTAGTAGCTGCGTAAGCATCACGACAGCTCGATAAATCTTTATACCAAGCTGGGTCAAAGCCCAGTTGCTTTAGCTGCGCAGGGTCATCACGAATGATGATCCAAACAGCGAGCGATCTAGGGCAATTGAGACCTTGAAGAACTTCATGGATTGCCGAGAGAGTTAATCCCTCGGGGACACGATAGGTTTGAGCAAGCCCTAAAAGGCTGCTCTTACCATGCTTCCTAATTGAATGCATAGTAGTACTCCTAGTTTGTAGCTACCTCGCGGTAGCGGTCGTACTTGTTAGTACGGCTTGTCCAGGTTGATGACCGCTGACGGCAACGGGCTCCCAGTTAAATCTGTGGGAACATCGTCGCTGGCATTGATCTTCGCAACCATGAACGAAAGGCATTTGGAGAAAAAAGCAACTCTCTCCGCTTGCGTCATACGTTCAGGAATTACAAACTCCGAATTCCAGATCGCCGTATATGCAACTGTCGGACTCGGCGCAATGCCGTTGTACGTAGATGCACTGGTGATCTCGAGGATCGGTTGGGAGAACTTCGTTTGCACACGAGTCACACGAGACGTCTTTGTAGGCGCCTTGGATGACAAAGTGAAGCTGGGGTAACTGATCTGATAAGGCGAAGACCTGTCAACCCATTTCGCGATCCCGTTCGGAATAAATCCCTCAGGGTCGAGATTGCCGGGTGAACCAGCAACAGAAACGTCAACACCGATTGTCGCTGACAAAGATTTAATCAGCGGCGAGGTACCTGCCAATAGACCGGCAGCATCCAACAGGATTGACGACGTTTTAATGGTTGCTATTGCAGCCATGAATGCTCCTAATTAAAATGCAAAAGGTTGAGTCTCGTGATCCTAAAGCCTCACCGAGTTAGCGTAGTAATCAAAAGAGCAACGGCGTTAGCCGTGTGAATTATTGATAAGGGATTCTTCACCTGTGGAACCTTCGGAGAAGGAAAGCTTGTAAGCTTCGTCCTCGTTAGGTTAACACTAGTGCCGGTCCCTGTACCACTAATTTGCTCCTTACGATCGTACGTTGCATCGGAAAAGGAATCAGTAAGGTCATAATCAACCTGAGACCTTCTCTCTGTCAGATATGATTTATACCCAGAATGAAAGGTTAGGCCATCGAACGCAGAAGCTGCATTCAAGGCTGAACCTATGGGCAAAAACCAGTCAACGACAAAGGAAAAGGGAATTAACTCCCATCCGAGAGAAATAGGAGAAGTTAGTCCGAGCTGCGAAAACATCGACTTCAACGGATTACTAACATGGTAATGCAGTCCGATACGACAGCGAGTTTTGGTATGGGTAGATTTAACCCCAGCCCTTTTCCCAACTGTAATAACGGACAAGTTATTTATGTTAGTTACCACCAAATCCGATTTTGACGCAGACGCGGTGACAGTGAGAACGCGAGGATTACTCGCGACGTAGCGGGCATAAGCGTTCAAAGAAGCCTCGATATCGCCGATCAGGGGTAGCCAGCCGTACCGATATTCTAACCATAACTCGGATAGAAGTTTCGGTCCTGCTAAGCCATTCCTATTCGCCATATTCCAAGCCTTCTTCAAGCCTTTCATGCCTCTTGCGTTACCAAGGAGTTTTGCATAACCATTCAAGTCGCCTTCGCGTAGCAGTGAAGCAAGAAATCTCAACCTGGTCACATTGTTAGTGAACAGGCGGATTGTTTGCATCGCTGTTGCAGCGTCTTCGGCTAGATTGGCTGTGGACCCCGTGATCTTATTTTGTAATCGTGAGATCACAATATTCTCATCAACCGTCAGATGACCGGCGGTTAAATCTGTCCAAATCAAGTTAGGCGCATAGTTAGCTGTTTCCACAGTACCAGCCAGAACTTTGGTTGGTTTGTGAAAATATTGGTAAAGGTGATAATAAGAACCCTTTGCCAAGACTACTTTAAACATAGAGTAGTTGTTGACGGGCAGTTGACCCGTCCGCGCTAACGCCTTAAAGTTCGGAGTACGGACACCTGTATACGAACGGTAAAGCACACGACGAGTCCCAGCAACATTACTAGCTGTAGACCCATCAATGATATTCACCGTTTTGTAATAGGTAACATCGTCCCTAATCTCCGGGCTTTGCCTTGGGGTTTTAACCTTCCATGGCTTTGATTTCGCAGCAACTATCGTTTTCTTTCGATAGATGTTGACTGCTGTCCGCACTGAATTAATAATCAATGCAGCAGCTCCACTACCCTTTACTTTCGCTCTAAGGACACCACCGTTGAAAGTGATGTCCATGATTGAATTAAGCGGGGTAGTAGTCACGACTTTACTCTCGTTCACCGATCCGAAAACAAACAGTGCCCACTGTACAGCCGCGGGCTTTTCGGTAAACCGAAGTGACATTTCATTCAGAACGTTCTGCAAGGGTTTTATCCCGAACGCAAAAACGCCTGACTGCCATATCATACTCCGGAATCGATATGCTCGCAGATAACAGTAGTGCTGTCCGTCTAAAAGACCGGGTCGAAAAGTATTGTCGTAAAGCTCCGTAAAAGACAGAAGCTTCACATCTCGTTTCGATGATATTACCTCTTTACGTCTGGCCATACTTACCTCCGAAAACGGAGCGAAGTAAGGCAAGCACTTCTAATGGGTAAAAAACCACTAGATAAAGTGCTAACGTCCAGGAGCAAATCACTACAGCGAGATAAACCACATCGGATAAACGACGAAAAGACCGCATAATACCTCCTAATAGTTGACTAAGCTATTTCGGAGGGCCGGCCTTTCCGAAGCCTCGAATGTGTAAGAGCACAAGCTTTATGAAGCGAAACCGATTCGCACCGGCGTCTGGCAATTATGGCAATATAATCTGCCATAATGCATAGAGGCAAGTTCATGACAATTAGGGCAAGGGATAGAAGTAATATCCTCTGCTCGGCCTGGCTTCAACTTCCAGACCATACTGTCAGGAACACTGCTGATCAACTTCAGTTTAGCTTGCAACTCCCCGCGAATGATGTCCAGCCTGTTACTACAGCCCCAGAAAATGGCAGTAGTCCGTTGCATTTTTATGCACACTTCGACAGCGATTAACGTGCAACGCTTGTCAGCGATGTAACGCTTTTCGTCATCGAAGTTATGCAAAACAAAATGCAGTTCGGACCAAGCACTTCTGAGGCTACTGTAACGCGACTGAACTTCATCTTGCCATGTGGAGATGATCACAGGCAACGGGTCTTTCATTTCGACAAGTTGCATACCTTCGTCGAGAAAGCTATCCAGCTTTTCAGCTGAATGGTCAACGCGAGCGAGGGCATGCAATAAATCTAAATCGAGACGCGATAGCTTAGTGATCATATAAATCTCCTAATGGAAAATGCGGGGTCTACTAGAAATATTCTAGTAGACAAAAGAGCCCCTTAG